AGATTGACTACAGTGAATTGCGTGGGTTCGGTCATGTTGTGCTGAGTAAATTCAGTTTGGTGGATTGAACATGAAATCTGAACTGGTCATAGACACCATAGCTGACTATGTGAGCAATTATTATGGGTTTGAATATGATCAGGCACATGCTCTAGCCTTGCGTGATAGTTTAAGTTCTGGACAACTTCGCAGCAAAATTCGTGCTGCACAAACTATTCAGGACTATACCCCGGGACATCAGCCGTTCCGGGGTTTTTTCATTGGTCACTGGCATGGATTTTTACCTCGGCTGCTCTGGCGTGCAGGAATACTTGATTTTGCGGCCGGTATGGAGCTGGATCCAGTGTGGGTAGATTTTAGTAATAGACTGAACGGCGACTGGCGCTGGTGCAGTGATCAGGGTGATATCAATTCTGAGCCGCATGATCTGGCGCCCTATGATCTGGTTGTAAACACCAGCTGTGAGCACATGGATGATGGGTGGCTGGGGCTACCAGTCACTGGTTCTTATGTGCTGGCACAGACCACAGATTACCAGCATCCCACGCACGTCAACACTTGCCAGAATCTAGCACAATTTAGACAAAAGTTTTCCGCTTACCACATCATACACAGTTGTGCTGACCAATATGAAATCTATTCCAGATACACTGTTCTGGCAATAAAAATCACCTAAAGGAACTATGGAGTAAATAGTAATCATGGAAATTCTCCTGTTAATGCTGTTATTGCAAATCAAGCATTGTTATGCTGATTTCAAAATACAGACCTATCAACAGACTGTACGCAAGGGTATTTACCGCGACCCTGTGGGCATCAGCCACAGCCTGGATCATATCTGGACCAGCCTGGCTGCCCTGCTGTTGTTCAGTGTATTCCATTATCTTGATCCTGTGACCATCATTCTGGTGGCAGTATTAGAAGGCATTGCTCACTATCACATAGACTGGACCAAGGTCAAATACGGTATCAAGGACATAACCCGTCCCCTGTTCTGGACACAGTTTGGTTTAGACCAGTTAGCCCATCAAATTACCTACATAATCATGGTCTGGTACTTGTTGATAGCGTAATTTGACAATAAATCCAGTTCCTGCTATACTGTGGATATTGAGTCAGACAACACAGGAGCACTAAATGGAACGTCTTACCAACATTCAGCAAGTCAATTCTGCCATCATGTTTGGCGATTTCACCAGCGACCAGCTGAACAGCATCCTGGCCGCGGTCAAGTTTCGCCGTAACCAGTTGACCCAGCAGACCAAGCGTAGCATCACCATTGGTAGCCAGGTGCGGTTCGTGAGCAGCCGTTCGGGCCAGACCATGGCTGGCACCGTAGAAAAGGTGGCCATCAAGTATGTGACCGTGCGCACTGGCCAGGGTCTCTGGCGTGTGCCGGCTAGCATGCTGGAAGTGGCGTAAATTTGACAATAATTCTGGATTAGTATATAATAGGCTCATAGTCAAAAAGGAGCTACAAATGGCACGTACCCGTCAAATCATCATGGGCCTGAATAACAGTCAAAAGTTTCGTTTCATCCTGACGCCCGAGCAGGGCGAGGATGTGGGCCTGACCCTGACCATCCAGCAAATGTCGGACCAGTTCGCCACCAGCCGGGCCCGTATCGCGGTCTGGGATGCCCTGCTCAAGCTGAGCCATGAGCGTTACGAGGCGGCTCGTGTGGGTAAGCCCTTGCCCCTGGGTCTGGTGACCGATGCCCAGGGCTTCCGTCAGGTACAAGTAGACCTGCACTAAGGAGTTTGTATGCTTCATGCATTGGATGTTTTGGCTGAACGGGTCATCCGCGATGGTCGGGTAGCGGTATTGGTGTCCCCGGGTTTCGGCGCAGGTTGGTCATCATGGGCTGACCGTGAATTGCGTGAACGGGTATTGTTTGACCCTGAAGTGGTAGCTTGGGTTGAAGGTGGCAAGCGTGGTCCATTGCCAGACTTGGAAGAAAAGTACGGTGATCATTTTTATGATGGCGGTGCCAGCGACCTTATGATAGAATGGGTCCCGGTGGGCGTAAAGTTCCGCATACATGAATATGACGGTTCCGAATCACTGGTCCGTGAATCCGAAGAAGAATGGTTCGTGGCTTGACAATAATTCCAGATTCGTATATAATAGTGTCTTACACAGTTAGATAACGGAGCAACCAAATGGCATATGTATCGCAAGACCTGAAGAAAAGCCTGGCCCCGCAAGTCAAGGCCATCCTGAAAAAGTTCGGTCTCAAGGGCAGTCTGAGTGTGCGTAATCACATGACCCTGGTCTTGACCGTGAAAAGCGGTGCTATTGACTTCATTGGTAACTACAACCGGGTGGCTGGCTCCCGCGCGGCCGACCGTTTTACTCCGGCCACTGGCAGTCTGGATGTGAATCCCTACTGGTATCAGGAGCATTTTGATGGCCAGGCACAACGGGCCATTGGCGAACTGCTGGCGGCCATGAATCGTGGCAATCATGATCGCAGCGATATCCAGACCGATTACTTTGATGTGGGCTGGTATGTGGACTTGCATATCGGCCGTTGGAATCAACCTTACGCCCTTGAGGCCTGAATGAAGTATTTCCAGGAAGTGACCCAGTGGAGTGGCGGTACTCCCAACCATGTTTATTACCTGACGGATGATAAGCGCAAGATGGTGGGTTATATCCGGGCTGGTACTAAACGACTACATAAATTCAGTCAGCCCATGAACTTTGACAGCCGTGGTCGCAAGTTTGTGGTGCTGGATCGCCAGGGTGAGGCTGATGAGGTCTATTTCCCCAGAGAGGCTGAACGCCAGGCTGAAACCGATTCCGTCCAGGTCCAGGGCAGTGGTGGCAAAGTTTACCACCTGACTCGCAACCGGGCAGGCTGGACCTGTACTTGCCCGGGTTACATGTTCCGTCGCAAGTGTCGCCATGTTGAGGAAGCCCCCAAATGAACCAACAACCCACACTTGACCAGATGCTGGACGCACTGCGTAATCCTGCCGCTGACAAGCGTAGCCTGGCAGAACTGGATGATGTGATTGATGAAATCATGGCGCGTAATCCTGACTGGGTTGACATGATCACCCAAATCGTTGAGGAGCGTAGCAAATGAACGAACTAATGGAAAACCTAATGTATCGGGCAGGTCTTACTGCTCAGGGATGTTGGGATGAAATGGATGCCTACGATAGGCAGGCTATTGAAAAGTTCGCCGAGTTGATTGTTCGGGAATGTGTTGGCATTGTAGAGAGTTTGCCCGCAGGATACCGGGATTACCGTGACCAAATTGAAGATGCCTTTCGTAGAGATTGTGTAGCAGAGTTAAAAGAGCATTTCGGAGTTGAATAATGATGGCATTTTTTCTTGGGGCACTGTTGGCCCTGTTGGTGAGTTTTCTTGAAGCCTACTACAGATTGGTCAGACGATGAACAAAATTGATCAATACGTAGATGATATTTTCGTGGTGGTGTTGACCTCGCCCATTTGGATTACTCTGAGTGTAGGCGTGTATTCTATCATAAGCCTATTGTATAACTGGATCTTGGGATAATACGTGAACCAACGAATTTTTGAACTTGCCCGACAGTCTGGTATGGTTCAAATACTTGAAGAACACGCCAGCGAATATGGAAACGGCCAGTTTGAGAATACTCCGTATCCAGAACTAGAACTGTTCGCCCAGCTGATTGTAGAAGAATGTATTGCTAAAATAGAAGCGGCCGCCGAACACAGCCCTGAACTTTACGGAGTGGCACTGGATCTACAAGAACATTTTGGCGTTGATTCTTGACGCCAGTAAATGCTGTTTTTTTGCACACGGCCGCCGTCTAAATATTGGTATGAGCAACACTGATGTAATCGTCAAAACAGAAATCAATCGCTGGTTGTGGTCCATGCTGGGCCGCGAACAACTGGTTTACGATTGGTGGCACGGTGCCAACCGGGCCTTTGATGGTCAAACACCTGAACAAGTGTATCAGAGTGGCGCGGAAGGCCGGGCTCAGGTGCGTGATTACGTGCAGGGCCACCTACAACGATGAGCGACACAGCCTGGACCATCTTCGTGATCGTCTTGGCAGTGTCGGCAGTGATATATTTCACTGCCATCTTACTCTGGATATTCTGGGATGATTTGGTAGAACCTGCACCCACGAAAAAACCCATTCGTGATACAATAGAGCCAGAGCCCACAGATCCTGTGAGCCGTTTTCGTAACCTACGCCGACCTGTAAAATGAAAATCGCACTTGCCAGTGACCTCCATCTGGAGTTCGGGGATATCCACCTCGCCAATGACCAGGGCGCGGATGTGCTGCTGCTGGCTGGTGATATCATGATTGCCCAGGACCTGCATGACCATCCGGCTGAAAATCTGGCTACAGGCATCAACCTGGGCACCAGGCAACAAGCGGCCCAGAGATATCGTGAATTCCTGGCTCGTGTGAGTCAGGAGTTTCCTCATGTGATCTATATTGCGGGCAACCATGAGTTCTATCACGGCAAGTTTCATGCCAGCCTGGATGACCTGACCAACGAGTGCAGTAAGTTCGCCAATGTCCATTTCCTGGAAAATGATACCCGGGTCATTGATGGCATAACATTCGTTGGTTGCACACTCTGGACTGACATGAACAAGGGTGACCCACTCACACTTCACACGGTTGCAGGCATGATGAATGACTACCGCATCATCCGTGAGGATAGTAAGGGTTATACCAAACTGAGGCCGGCACATACTCTGGCCCGTCACCGTCGCAGTCTGGAATATATTCGCAATGCGGTTGGGGGCAAGACGGGAGAAAAATTTGTGGTGGTGGGCCATATGGCTCCCAGCCCGCAGAGTACTCACGAAAGATATAGGGACGATCCCATCATGAACGGGGCTTACAGCAGTGACCTGAGTGAGTTCATTCTGGATCATCCACAAATTCAGGCCTGGGTTCATGGTCACACTCACTACAATTTTGACTACATGATTGGCACGACCAGAATCCTGTGCAATCCACGTGGCTATGTGGGCTATGAGCGTGGTACACAGGAGGAGGATCCCTATCATGCTCAGGTGTTTGAAGTGTGATTGGTACAACACAGGCAGTAATGTAGCCAAAAGCCATTGCACACTGCCTGTGTTTAGCATATAATCAATCTATCGCTGATGCAAACAGCGACTAATATTGAAAGGAAGCAAATATGCAAACCGTTACTAAGCAAGCCCGTTTGACCGAAGCCCTGTTGGCAGGAGAGCAACTGACCGCCAGCCAGATTGAAGCCCGTTTTGGCATCAAGAATCCCACCGCTACCATCAGCGACATTCGCTTTAGTGGTGTTCCTGTCTACGCCAACCAGCGTAAGAACAGCAAGGGCCAGGTTGTGACCCGCTATCGTGTGGGCAAGGCCAGCCGCGAGGTTGTTGCTGCCGGCTACCGTGCACTGGCCATGGGCCTGTTCACCAGCAACTGATAGAGATATCAGGCAACAAAAAGGCAGCACCTAATAAGGCTGCCTTTTCCTACCAATGAACCTAGCAAAAATACAAGAAGCCCTGGTCATCCTGCAAGAAGAATGTGGTGAGGTGGTACAGGTGGTGGCAAAGTGTCACAGATTCGGTCTGGACGGTGTAAACCCAGTGGATGGCTCCACAAACCGAGATCGGCTGTCGGCCGAGATTGGTGATCTGGTGTGCATGGTTGAAATATTACAAGAATTGGGCGTGCTGGACCAGCAAGAAATTCAAAATCGTGCTACAATGAAGCGTCACAAACTGGAACGCTGGAGCACGTTGTTTGCACCAGATACTTTTGAAACTACACTTTACGATCTGGATCAAAATGTTTGACGATACCACTGAATTTTTCATTACACTGGCATTCGGCATTGCGCATGCTGTCATCTGGTTTATTGCCGGTTATGTTTATCGCAATATTCAACTGGTGAGAGAGATTCGCCAGATGTTGAAAAATGTTGATGGGCTCAAGATAAAATTTGTGGATGAGAATGGTCAAGAAATCACTCGTGACAACCACAGTGAAATCCGCCCCGTATTGACCCTCAAGCACGAAATCATTGATGGTGGTCATTATTTCTATTACGATGACAACACATTTGCCTGCCAGGGTCCCACTCTGGAGGCCGCTGCATTGCAATATCAAGAGAGCAACCGAGACCAAACTGTGGCAGAATTTGTGCATGCCGAAAACCGACAGACCTATTACTTCGTCAAGGGTCAACTGGAGAGTGCACAGTGAAGTTTCTGCCCAACAACGATCCTTTTTCACAAATGGTACGAGGTATTCTGTCTCATCAAGAACGCTTGCTTAGTGACGGCTTGCGTATCACGCCTGAGCAATATCAAGAATTCTTGCGACACTACATCATTGACGCACTGGCTGGAAAAAGATTGGGGCAGAGTTTTTGTGAACGGCATGGCATAAGCAATGCCAGCCCACTCTACTACTTCCGAGATAATAATTTCAGTGAACGCTGGATTCATGATAATTACATAGAACATGAAACCCAAATTTCGTGATTACTACATGCAGGTGGCCGAGTCTACTGCCCAGTTGAGCACAGCGCAGAGATTGAAAGTGGGGGCAGTGGTGGTGCGTGACCAGAAGATACTAGCCACGGGCTATAATGGCACACCCAGCGGCTGGGACAACAATTGCGAAGATGTTGTCTGGCACAGTAATGGTGAGAGGACGCTGAAAACCCGACCCGAAGTGCTGCATGCAGAGGCCAACAGTATTCTAAAAATAGCCCGTAGCACGGAGAGCAGTGAAGGCGCCACACTGTTTTGTACTCACGCACCCTGCTTAGAATGTGCCAAACTGATCTATCAGAGTGGCATCCGCCAGTTGTTCTATCGTGATGCATATCGTGATAGTTCAGGACTGGACTTTTTACAACAAGGCGGCATAGAGGTTGAACAATACCAGTCAGATAAAAATCCGGGTTGAGCACGGCAAACTGGAACCAGTAATGAACTGGTGCCGTGAGCATTGTATCGGTCGCTGGAGTGTGACTGATGAAATAGATGACCAGGGCGCCACCTATGGTGAAACATATGGTTGGCCCCGAAGCATATATGCTTTTGTGTTTGAAGATGAGCGTGACCTGTTACTGTTTGAATTGCGCTGGAGTGGTTGTGGAATTAGTTCTAACTAAACTGGATCGTCGCCATCGCGGTTATGGCATCTGGAAATACAGCGTGACCTGGCACCGCCGTGTTCGTCATGCTGATGGTGTGCGGCAGTTCTGGCAGTGGCGTGAATGGGCCTGGAACACCTGGGGGCCCAGCAAAGAAGTGGAATGGTATTCAACCGCTGACATGTTTGATGGCGAATGTTCCAGTAACGCACACTGGTGCTGGCAGTGTGACCAGTGGGCCACCCGCTTGTTCTTGCGTGATGATGTTGAAGCTGAACTGTTCATGCTACGATGGAAATGACCGCAGTGACCCTGGCGGGTATGGGTATACCAGAATATATTGACATTGTGGTGGATTTGCGCCATAATGGATATATACAAAATGTAGATTACGAATGGGAAGTGATCAACAGTGTGGATCCTGAAACACCCAGATATCGTAAGTGTATATTTAGGTTTAGTGATCCACGCAATGCCACCTACTTTGCCCTGAAATACAGTGATCACGTGGAGAAATAACATGGCACAAAGAAGTAATTACTGGAGTTGTAGTAAATTTGCGGACTGGATTCGCGGCATTGAAAAAGGTGGCGCCAAGACCAGTCGTGGCTGGCGTGACTGGGAGCGTGAGGGCCGGGCTAAACATCCCATTCGCTACTGGATTGCCGAAGAGGCACTGGACGCCATTCAGAACTTCATTTGGTGGCCTGTGGACCAACTGTACGAAATCAAGTACTATGTGAACAACCGCTGGGTCACTCGCACTCATGCCCTGACTGCACACCCCCGCGACATTCGCCCGGGCCAGTGGCGGGATGTGGGCTACCGTTTCCTGCCCTGCCTGTTCAATGAGCTGGTGGACTTTGTGGAGGTTGAGCAGGCCTGGAGTCATATTGCCTGGGATCCAGAGGCTCGCAAAAAGTATCGCCCGCCCTTCTATGCCTGGGGCTGGTTCCGCTGGCGTACCTGGCGTTGTCCTGAGGCCGGTCTGGACTACTTGCGCTGGGCCAGCGAACTGCGTCACAACGAGGAGTGGGACAAGGATAGCGAACACTATGACCAGCCCACACGACAGGCTCTGGCCGCACAGGAAATCCTGGCCTTGTATGACTGGTGGGTAAATGTTCGTCCCCAGCGTGTTGACCCACATGATGCCAGCGGCTGGAGTGCTCACTGTGACCGCCTGCGTGAGCGTGATGGGGGCCTGCTGTCTGGTCTGGACCACGAGAACGAAACCGCCGAAGAACGAGCCGAGGTCAGTCGCATGCTGGATGAATCCTACCGTCTGGAAGAACAGTACGAGCAGGAGGATGAGGACATGATGATCCGCCTGATTCGTGTTCGCCGCAGTCTCTGGACATGAAGCACTATGTTCACCGTGCCCGCGATGGTCGGGTTCAAGGCATCATCAAATGGTGTCGTGCCCACGGTGAGCGTGGACAGGACTGGGACTTTGCGGGTGGCTTGAATGTACACATCTGGTTCATGAACAGCCAACTGGAAGTGGCCTATATCTTGCGCTGGGAATAGGCTTGTGGTTAAAACCGTAAGCATACACTGGGACGATAGACAGAAAGCGGGATGGTATGAACAAACATGGCCTCATGAGCCTGATGTTGATTTTGACGGTGTTATTGATCGTTATGACAGCATCGTCGGCTGGATACAGGAATATGTTGAAAACGCCCAGCGTCACGCACGGTGGACCATAACTGTTGAACACGTGAGTTTTAGATTTCGCTATGAGCGAGATTATCTAAATTTTCTAATACGATGGCGATAGTGAGAGCACCTGAGCACAAGATAGTAGTTTCAAAACAAGTGGTAGAGCCTGCCAGCCGGTGGTGTCAGGAACGCTGGGGCAAACGCTGGAGTGCCGTTGACTATCATGAGGGCACCTGGTGTTGTTTCTGGGCTGGTCATCGTGGGCCAGATGCTGGTAAATATGTATTTCATTTTGACACAGAGACACAGGCATTGGAGTTTGCACTACGATGGCAATGACAGATGTTTGGTTGAATGACAGTGGGCGCAGTTTGATAGAGGGCCTCAAGATGTTTGCTCAGGCAGATCAGTGGGCACAGGAGCATTGCCAGAGTTATCGTGGTCATGAAGTGACTGATGTTTCGGATGTAAGCCTAGTGTATGATCATGTGGCCGGTTATAGTTTTGGCAACGAACAGGATGCCCTGATTTTCAGGCTACGCTGGCGATGAAATACTGGAACAAAACACGGGAGGCCAGGAAGAGGACCTGGACGCAAGTTCAGTGGCGACCACACAACATGAATTTCTATACCATAGAAGTGAACATAGAAGAAATGAAGCGATGGTGCCAGCATCAACCGGGTGGTCGTTTCTGGTATTCGGAGCACTGGGCTGATGATCATGATCCTGTCTATTACTGGACCTGGTGGTTTGAACGACCCAGTGATGCCACGACATTTACCCTGAGGTGGCTATGAGAGCATTGAACCGATCCATATGGCCCTATCGTGTGACCATTGACAGTGATATAAAAAAAGTCATTCACCCTATGGAAAAATGGCTACTGGATGAAGTGGGGCAGATCACACAGGTCTGGACTGTGGTGTATCTGTATAATCACACTCATTTCTATTTTCGCCAGAGTGAACACGCCACCCACTTTACCTTGAGGTGGCTATGACTGTCACACATCAAACCAACAGCCTGGGGCTGCAAGTGCCTGTGCTACACCGTGTGGTGTATGCCCGTGATCTGGAAATGCCAGCACAGTATCAGCGTAGTTATCAGGACCACTTGATTAGTGAATGGCTCCAGCAAAACTGCCGGCATCCTTACTATCACAGTCCTGGCTGGATGCGAGAAAAGTTCATACAATTTGAATGCGACCAAGAAGCCATGCTGTTTTCGCTGAGGTGGGCATGAGTAATTGGGTAGACATGCCTATGTATTGGCCCAGCAATGTGGATGAAAAGGCTTACGAGGCTTTGGAATGGGCCAAGAAAAATTGTCCTAGCTATATTACCAATGATGCTGTAGAAAAAGAAGGCAAATGGTATTATCGTTTCTTTTTTAGTCAAGAGAAAGATGTTATGATTTTTATGTTGAGATGGGCATGAAGTTCAGTAACATAGACAAAGCCACACGCAACAGCGCCTGGACTCGTGTTCGCATGCCCCCTGGCAGTGTTGTCAAGCGGTGGGAAATAAAAATCTGGCTACAGCAACAATCCAGCACTGGCGGTTACTACCACTACTATGGTGGTGACAGTTATTGGTTTGAACTGGCACAGGATGCCGCCATGTTTGCGTTGAGGTGGGCATGAAATTGGTACGAGATATCCGGGCCGCCTACAAATTTTACCGTGATCGTGCCTTTCTAAAGCGACACGGTTGCGAAACCTGGCAGGAGTACAATAGAGCGTTTGACCCAGATCGTAATCCCAGAGCCCATCGCATACAGGATTACTATCATGGTTATCCACATGTTTATTGTTTTGAGAACTATCAGCATGACATATATTTCTGGGATGTGTACCAGGACGGCACTTATGTGATCAGCCGTTGGTGCGAACAGAATCTACAGGGTAAATGGCGTTTTGACGCACACCGGGTGTTGCGTGTCTGGAGCGGGCAGTGGGAATTCAACGATATAGGTGGCAGTGACTATATCTTTGGTGCCTTTCAACTTGAACAGGATTTCATACATTTTCAGTTGAGGTGGGCATGATGGAGGACTGGAACTATGAGGTGCGAGTGGTACATGATGACTACTCCGTGATAGCCCAGTGGTGCGAACAGTATATAGGACCTTTCGGGCAGGATTGGTACAGACTGGGCAATGATATAGCCATGATGGTATTTGAACACAATGTGGGAACCATGTATTATTTTCGCCAGGCAGAACACGCTGTGCTTTTTAGATTGATGTGGGCATGACTGAAATATTTGACACACGCCGTAGATTTCAACTGGTAGACAGTGAGCTACTGGGCTTTGAACCCAACCTCATAGTCATGACCAATGTGGGCTGGTGGGCAGATAATCTGGATACAGTGCTTGACTGGCTAAAGCAAAATTGTGCTGGCACATATAAATGGGAGGGCATGACCCTGCAGTTCCAACTGGAGAGTGATGCCAGTGCTTTTTGTTTGTGCTGGTCAGACTGAGCGGCCGGCCAGAAAGAATGGCCAGTAATACCAGTGTAGCCATACCAGTATCCAGGCGTCAAATAGCTGGTTAGCGTGGCTTGGCATCAGCCGGCCTTATGGTAAAATCCAATCCCCCACCCAACACACAGGCACGGTCACCTTTGACAACCACCAGTGTCCAGGTTTTAGTCAAGGGGTTCACTGTGACAGCCATGGCACCGCCACCGCTTTCGGGAGCACCCAGGCCAGCCACAATGGGTTCTTCTCCATAACCCTGCTTCAATGCCTCAAATACTTTGGCACTGTCATCGCACAGGGCACGATATATTTGTGTGTTGGTTTGTGACCAGGCGTTACTTTGACTGAGCCCTAAACACACCATCCCAATCAGGTGCCAAATTCGCATTACGCATCTCCTCTATACGCTCCAACCACAAATCATAATAATGATCCATGCCGCCGCCGAATTCACCCCGCAAATCATTCACAAGTTTTTCAGCAGTGGCCCACTTTTGCTCACGGTAGCACTGTAGCATCAGATCATGGTGCTCTTTGGCCACGGCCCACTTCACTCGCTCTACCTCAGTTTCGGGATTATAGAACACAGTGAAAATATTCACACCCTCTGTTTTGCCCTTGACTGCAATACAATCCAATTCAAGTGTGAAATATTCATCGCCAAGACGTTCAGCCGTAACAGGTCCCAACACAATTAGTACGCCATAGTTTTTACTCTGACCCTCTAAACGACTAGCCAGATTAACAGCATCGCCCAGGCAAGTGTAATCAAACCTTTGATCGCTACCCATATTGCCCACCACGACCACGCCAGTGTTGATACCAATGCCCATGCCAAATGGCGGCACACCCTCACTAGTAATTTCATTATTAAACCTTTCCAGATCACCCAGCATTTCCAGTGCTGCTTTGACAGCATCTTTACAATGCTTGGTATTGTCTACTGGAGCATTGAAAAAGAACATTATGGCATCCCCAATAAATTTGTCCAAGGTTCCGCCATTGGTCAAAATACTTTTACACATGGCAGTCATGTACCTGTTCATTATGCTAGTCAACCCCTCTACATTTTTTCCATAATGTTCGCTTATAGATGTAAATCCTCGTACATCAGTAAATCCAATAGTTAGTTCTTGCTCAGAACCTCCCAGTTTCAACAATCCAGGATCTTTTACTAATTTGGCAACTAAATCTGGACTCATATAAGTCCCGAACTGTTTTTTTATCATCTGCTTTTGATTGAATTCGTGAATAAATTTCACAATGTTTACATGTAAGGCGACTATCAAAACAGCAATAATAGGAAATGTAGCATCAAATAATATTTGATAATATTCATATGAATACCATGAACCAAGTAAAAAACCAAGAACTAAAACAACCGGTACTAAAAAACTCAATATCTTATTCATATCGCTGCGCCCATTTTTTATAATTTGCCAAATCCATTTCTTTCTTGTCTACAAGCCTACATATTTTCTTTTCTTTGGGTTTTCCTTTTGCTTTTGTAATACCTTTTTTTACACCCTTTTGCGGAGATGAAATCTCACCAGTATGCCATCTGGTATCTAATAAAGAGACAAGCCCTATATATTCACCAGTTTTATTGTCTTTGGCTGGGGCATGACCAGTGAACCTATTTTTGTGATGTTCTCTGCGGAGCGTATCATCCCATAAGTATTTCAATCTTTGTTGTTCTTTTTCTCTCCGTTCGTCACTAGTATTTCGTAGAGTTTTTTGTTTCTCTATTCCCAACAGACCAATTTCCTTCATATGATTTTTATTTTTCCTGATTCCGTACATGGGATTTTTGTCCCCTTTGATGGCATTTGAATTTTTTTGACGATGTTCAGGAGTTTGTGGTCCTCTTTTATTACCCTTAGGCCACCCGTCAATACCGTTTTCTATAATCTGATTAGCCCATTCAACTGATTCCACAATATTGTTTTGTATTGAAAAATTCATTGCAAATTTACTACATTCATCAATATTATCAAACTCCCATATTTCAATAGTAGACACATCATTGCCATGCTTTTTTATGTGATTTTTCCAGTATATTCCTGAGCCTGAATATTTTTCAGGATTTTGTGTTTGAGTTTTTCCGAAGTATTTTAGACCTGTTCTATTATGCTGTTTTACATACAAATATACTTTCACTTTCTCCTCCAGATTCCAAAAAATATTATTAATACGCCTGCCACCAGGATGGCCAGTATTTCTATTTCATCGGCCAGATTGTGGCGAACTATGGTTGTTTTGTTCAACATGGTGCCCATGACACTGGCCTGCAGTTCTTGTGGCCATACTTCGCCACGACTGGTGGGTACAGGGTTTACTAGACCAGCAGCACCTAAACCCACCACCACAATACCACCACCAAAGTCAGCAGGCAGTGCAGCCAGACTATGTTGTGTTGGGCGCACACTGTAATCTATCCAGATGCGTCCTATACGATCTGTGATGATTTTGCCCTGACTGGGCACTCTAATAGCCTCAACTCCCAGGTCACTGAATTTGGCCTGCACACGGGCATCACCGCCAGCCACACGCAATGTTTCTAACGATAAAGCAGCATGCAAGGCACCATCACTGGTGGTTAGCAGCAGGGGCATACGGCGTACTACACCATCAACTTCGGGAAATGTATTGACAACGCCAGTACCGGCTGCACCTTCTTCTAGCACAGGCGTGTTAGCAATCATGCCGGGATACTCAACCAACAAGCCTCTGGGGTCTGCACCCACTGTTTGCACAGGATTGGCAAATGCATTATTCTTGCCACGGGCTGCTGCCACATGCGGCAGAATCACGGGTATTTGCTCCAGGGTTTTAGCTAACACTCCATCCTTGCGGAATCTGTCGGCTTCGGGCATGAGCACATTGAATACCACTAGACCGGCATTTCTTTTGTATAAGTCCTGAATAATATCAGCGTACATATCACGGGGAAAGGGGAACTGCCCCAGCTTATCTAATGCTGCCTCATCAATATTCACCACATGCACAGGCACTGGCTTTTCAGGTTGACCAGTGATCAACTGGTCAAAAGAGCGTAATCTCACGCTTTCTACGAATGCTGGATCTAGCATTCTGATCACCAGCACAATGGCCAGAGTCAATAATGCTGTCCAGGGATTGAGTGCAATTTTCTTGAACATCTGGTATTTATGAAAATCCAGACGCGCAAAGACCAGTGCTATTGTGGTTTGCGGTTTTCTTCTAATGGCACTGGCGCAGGTTGTGGTCTATAAGGTGGGTGTTTAGGGGGTTTGTGTCTGAACCAACTCATTGTGCGTCTCCATAAAAAAGCCCCTTTGCAGGGGCTGTTGTTTTGTTAGAACCATAACCAGACTGCTTGGCTGACTAATACGGCTCCTATACCTCCCACGACTGTGCTAATCCAGAACATGGGCATGCTTACTGCCAGAATACTGGCTGTGAGCAACACGATGGCTATTTGTAGAATGCTGCCGCCCCAAGTAAACCAGGGTGAACGCTGTTTGGCTGCTTCGCGTTCGGCTTCCAGTGCCTTGGCTTTTTCCATGATTTCCTTTTTGTCTGCTTCCATGCGTCGGGCTTCGGCTTCAAATTTGGCCCGATTTTCAGGAATCTTGGCTTCCATGGCACTTGTCTCATACAGAACCTGGCGCACATTTTTGGCCTGATACCAACTCCACTGATTGTTGGCAGCAATGGTGTTGTTCATGATCTTGCTGCTGTTGCTACCGCCCAGCATGGTGTTGATGGCCAGTAGTGCAGCCAAGAACACGATGATGAATCCAGCTTTGTCTTTGATTTTTGCTTCACGTTCGCTACGTGATAGAGGTTTCCGTTCTTCTGACATAAGTTCTCCTTGTATTTATGGTCCACCGCCCTGTGTGACGGTCACTGTACATCCTTGTAAGTTAGCACATTGTTGCGTGATGTTTATACTTTGTGCAGTATTACCTTGCTGGATAAGATTTACATTTGATGCGCCACCACTGTTTGTGAGATTTACTGTTGCTCGGTGGCTGGCGGCATCACGTTGACTGCCAGTAACATTATGATTGTTTCCAGTCAACGACAGGTCAAAATAATGATTGCCCGTGCCCTGTTGTGTCACATCAAATACATTTGTGTTTCCTGATAAGAAACCAAAGAATATTTTTTCGTTATTGCCTGTTTGTCTGAGGACGCCCTGGTTGCCAGAGCCTAGTATGTCAACATACATAAACTGCCCAGATGCGGAGCCGCCAGAGTTGTTTTGCTTTGTTACTAATGTGTTGCCGTTGCCGGCGATGTTTATGCCAGCATAGTGACCGCCACTGTCTTGCGCATTAATTACACCGGTTGTCAGGTCTCGGGTCTGCCAGACAGTAAGTGAATTTGTGTTTCCTGTGATGGAAAACTCAATGAGATTTTTACCAGCAGCACTGCCTTGCTTGATGTTTACAGTGTTATTGTCTCCATCAATAACAGCATATGTTGTGCCACCCAGACCGGAAATCTTGTTGTAGTTACCTGATTGCTCAACAGTTACATTATTTCCACTGCTTCCTGTTTTTTCTTCAATGTATATATGATTGCCCAAAGAGATATTTGACACGCGATTTTTTGCAGCATTTCGCACGGTCATTTGTGTATTAGTAATACCATCACTGACTGGCCAGCTAGGGGCAGCATCAGGATTAGTGGGACAGTTGTTAGTGCATCCAGCAGTATATGTCTGACTGGGGGTTGCTAGGCTAGTAAATCCACTGCCCCCGGGCAATGAGCATTCAGTGGGGGGTAAGCTGACATTACCGCACGTGCCTGCATATACTCCCAATTGAACGCTGTTACCGTCGCTGGTATTATCGCCATTTACATCAAATGACAGTGTATATACTACCCCGGCGGTCAAACGCACCGCTTGGTAGATGGCATCAAAACTGCCCACAGCACCGTCGTACCAAAGTCCACTCATCCAGGTTCCTGCAGCCGCCGGATATGTGCCATTTTGATAGGCCACACCCCAGGCTGTGGGAGCGTTGATATACTGGGTCCCGGCATTTGTTTGCACTTGGACAGTACCGCCAGTTGTCATATCGCCGTTAGTTAGTAGGTTGGTGCTATTGCCAGGCACAGTAACTCTGATGTTATCCACGCGCCAATAGGCAGGATCCTGTCTGAATGCCAGCATGAAATAATTAGAGCCAGTTGTGCCAGCAGTGAAAGTAAATGTATAAGTTTGCCATTGTCCGGGCACATTGTTTAGCACACGGCCGATGTACCCAGCCGGTAGAGTTTGTGCATTTACCATGCCAGCAAGAAACAAGAATAATGTGACAAATAACTTTTTCATCTGAAGTTCTGGTTGATTACAATTTGACCCTGAGCACGATTGCCAGCAAAGTTATAACTGGTGGTCTGCATGTCTTGGGTCACAATTACATTGACCTGTGTGTTTATGGGCAATGTGATATTGGTATAGTTGCGACTATTGTTGGCCAGTCTTTCATACTGCCAGCCCACTTGTTGTGTCTCAGCACGATCACGCCAGAGTTTCTTGACATATGGGTTATCGTTGTCGGAGGTGGCAGTTACAGTGGCAGGAACCGGTGCTGGAGCAGGCTCAGGTTCTTTGGCGCTTTGTGCTACAGTCACAACACTTACTGCATCATCTATTTTGCTGGCCAAATCAGTTTCTACTTTGACTTCAGCTACAGCAGTTGTGGTTTTTTCTTCTGCTACTGCTTCACTAGTAGAACTGGCAGCGGCGGTGCTGGCTGCTGCACGGGCCACTACTCGGCGATTGGCTGTGCTAGATTTTTTATCAGCAGCCACTTGTTGTTCTTGACTTTCGTTGCCGTCGTTTTTATCTTCTTTGGCATCACTTTTGGCCTGGCGAGTAACACCAGTGCTGGCTGCAGCCTGTCTAGCAGCCGCAACCAATCCTGCACCACTCATGGTTCTGGGCGGTGTAATCTGTAAGTTGTTGCCCACTGGTGTGTTGAACAAGTTCACAGTGATGGGCGGTGTTGGTGGTTGACCTGCACTTTCTACCAGTGTGGCCTGATAGGGTCTGGTTAGTTTGACCTGATTGGGCCCGCTTTCTACATCAATGGCACCACTGCCACATATCAAGCCCTTGACTGCACTGGTTTCCCAGTCACATGTGGGCATCAGAATCACCATGCTGCCACCAGTTTCGTTTACACTCATGACGAAATCAGTGCCACGAACAGCAATGGCCGCTGTGGGTGTTTTGATGTTGACTGCTTTGGGGTCTTTGGCTATTGCGCCACTGACATAACGAACTGTACCAGCCGCTGCCTTCAGTCCCAGTTTGCCTGCTCGGGTGTTGGGATCGTACACAAAGTCATCAATCACAAGGCTACTGTGTTCGGTAACACTAACTTGCGTGTCGTCCTTAAACACAATTTTGACCCGGCCGTTCTTGGTTTCAACCTTATCGTTCTGTTCTACAACGGTGCCTTTGCTGACTGCGATGGTCTCTTTGCCACGCTTGATAGTGGCAAGACCACTATGCTCTGTGACTGAGCCTATGTTGGCCAGTACTGGGCCAGCCAGTACCAGCCAGATCAACGCCAGCAAGTGCTTCAACTCACACTCCAGTTAGTTCTTTTGTGTGATGTTGAAAGTACCGCCTGTGCTAACACTCTTGATGTTCAGGACATTATCAACAGTGCCAGTCTGAGCCACAGTAAACTTAGAGCCAGTGCCAGTCTGATCAATCCAGATGCTGCTGCCACTGCTGCCAGTACTGCGCTGATTCAGATTGAATTCGTTGTTGTCACCAGCCACCATCAGAGTTTGACTGTGCTTGTTACCAATGGCATCAATAATGAACTTGTTGCCGTTACCAGTCACATTGACTGCGCTGCGCAGATCATCACCAGTGCCACGGAACTGGAACTCGTTGTTGTTGCCAGTGAACTTCCAGTTCAAGTCAGCATTCTTACAGCCTGTTAGTGCTGGGCTACCAGTGCTGGCATTGCCGTATCCGCAAGCTGCATCCACTTTGTTGCCATCACCAATCTGTTGCACAGTCACAGTGGCACCCACGCTGGCGCCAGTTGTGGGGTTCACCACTTCCAGGTTGATTTCGTTGTTGTTGCCAATTTGGCGTGTAATGATTTTCTGGTCGGCACCGCGTAGATATATTGGACGAGCAGCACTACCTGCTTTGTTGCCAGTGCCATCTTGTGTCATGTTCACATCAGGATTGTTGCCGCTCTGATCAATAAAGATGCGGTTGGTGGTAGCAGTGGCCAATGCCGCAGTGGCATTGGGACTCACATTCACAGTGGCTGGCACTGTGGGTGCAGTTGGTGCAGTCACAGCAGTTTGTGCAAACGCTGGCGCAGCCATGGCTACAAGCATTGCTAATAATGTTTTTTTCATTTTTTACTCCCGGGCTTAGAGGCCTCTTTTTTATCTGGCGTCCGAAACTTCCATAGTCCCTGACGCTCTCCCTTTTGTATCAACTCTGCCACAGCGGTTTCTATGGCACTGCGAAGTGCATAGTTGCCGGGTTCGTTGTATGTTTGGCTACTATCAAACTCAAAAGCCTTGGTAGCCTGATTGAAGAACCTCAGGGCAGTGACGCCATCTGAGGTGCTCAATATATCTTTCTCCACAGTCACTGTGGTCAGTACTTCGCCAGTTTGTACGCTTACCAAACGAAGGTTAATCACAACTAAATCCTGTGTGTATTGTGTGTATGGACCGATGCCCAACCAGCGAGCACCAGTACCACCCGTCAGTGTATGACTGTTATAGTCTATGATGCCGCCTTCAATCAGCACACCTGCCAGTGTCATGGGTGGCAACATTTTGGCCTTGTCACCGTCGTAGATTTCTCTAGTTTGACGAATCATTTGACGCTCTTTGAGCAGGTTGTCCAGACCCACGCGCTCAACGACTGTAAACCATTGACGATTGCCCACATCCATCAGGCTCTTGATCAAGTATGCATCAGCACCCTGTGTGACTGCACTGCTAAAACTACTCAGAGTGGTGCTGGGCTTGCGCTGACCTGTCAGGTCCTTGAAGCCATAGACTGCCACTGTGATGGGTGCACCTTCTGGCGCAGGCACATTTACAAATGCTGGGCTAATGTTCTCGCTCACCCGGGCTTCACGACCAGGCTCAACTGTGTCAGTGGGGCGGATGGCAGCGCAACCAGATAACGCAGCCACTGCCAGGGCTGCTAAACTTATTTTCAACTTACGCATATCAGAATCCAAAACTTGCTAGAGGAACTTTTACTGTGGTCACAGTACCAGCCTTGTCTACCACAGTCAACGTGACTTCTTTGTCGCTCTTGACCCAGGTAATAGTGTTGCCGTCCAGCGTGAAAACGCCACTAGTTGGGTTTACACAGCCGGGTATGGCTGCCCCATCTGCGCTGGCGCAACGATTCTGAAACAGATTGTTGCTCAATTGAGTTGCTAACTGAGCGTATACCTGACTCTGAAACAGTGCCATGAAACGAGCCAGGGGTGTGTTCTGTGCAGCGGCTTCTGCTGCGGCTGCTTCGCTTTTCTTTTGACTTTCTATTGCGTCTTTGCGTGATTTCTCTATACTATCAATAGTCAGTGCGTGGCTGCTCCAGCCTGCCCCGCTGAACGCAGGATTCTTGAACTGTTGTACAAGTTGTGCTTGTACATTAGAGCCCAGCACCAATAGACCTGATAGGACCACTGTGCGTAATTTCATACCAAACTCCCATAAATATAATTGTTATACCAGTATTTAGTGATCCAGATCACAAAATATCTATGCGTATAGGAGTATAGTATGGATTTCTTTAAACTTGTAGCCGATGTAGGCTTCCCCATAGCAGCGGCCCTGGCAGCAGGATACTTTGTGTTCTTGACACTGAAGTTTATTCTGGCTGGCGTAACCAGCAGTGTTAACGGCATGGCTGGGATTATTAAAGGTCTAGATGCCCGTGTAGATACCATGACCAATGACTTGCAGCGTGTGGACGTCAAGATCAGTCATGCACTGGGTTTGCAGCCAGACTATTATCGTATTAGTCGTGCTGAGCAGGCTGATCAACGTAGAGACTGATCATGGGACAGGATGAAATCAGCCGACTAATGGAGGGTCTTGCGAGAGATTTGGTCAGGCTGGAAGAGATGCGTGATCTAGACCCAGAATGGGTCAAACAAATAGAGCAAGCATATGAACAAATTTATCAAGACCTGTTAGAAATAAAGAGAATGTAAATGGACGGCATAGCAGACTTAATTAGCAAATATGGTTTCCCCATCGTCAGTGCTGCTGGCATGGGCTACTTTGTGTTCTTTGTGTGGAAGTGGGTGACTACTGAAATTAAGCCTGTTATCGGTCAGGCCAATGGCATCTTGATTGGCCTCATTGACCGTATTCGTATGCTAGACAATGACTTGATCAGATTGAATCAAAAAGTAGAAACTGTGCTACAACTTCGCGGCAAAACCATTGACAAAGAGCGTATCATTGCTGAACAAGAAATTAACATAGATCCATTCAAGAAGAAACGTGAAGAAGAAGCAGCCAAACGAGCAGCAGAAGAAGCCCATAAACCCATAGGCGGACCCAAAGGACGCAAGGCCACCAAGCAAGAAATCAAAGATGCCGCTGGTGATGACTGAGATAAATACTGTAAATTCTGGATATTATCATGATCATAAACGAACTTATTTTTGAAGAACCGCAAATCGGTGACGCCATCGACCTGGAACTGGGCGATACTCTGCTGGAAACTGTTATTGAAGACCTGACTGACGATGGAATCGTGATCCGTGTTGATGAAACTGCACTGCGCATGATCATGGACAGTAGAAAGCAATTCATGACCGAAAGCGAAATCAAGCGTGTCCGTAAAAGTGAAGTTGAGCAGACCATGAGTCGTTTGCATCAGGAATACAAAGCAGCCCTGGCTCAGGGCGACAAGCCAAAAGCTGAACAAATAGCCAAAGAAATTGATGAATATTCACGCGAACGCCGTGCCGTAGTGCCCGATGATTGGGAACTGGAAGAAGCCAAGTATCAGGGTCGTGAAGTTCCCCTGGGCAAACCCATGGCAGGTGATGTAAAAAAGAGCAAAGTGTATGTCAAGGGACCCAAGGGCAATGTGGTCAAGGTCAACTTTGGCGACAAGAAAATGAAAATCAAGAAAAGCAATCCCAAGCGCCGCAAGAGTTTCCGTGCTCGCCACAATTGTGACAATCCCGGACCACGCTGGAAGGCCCGTTACTGGAGTTGCCGAGCCTGGTAACCGAATAAGGAATAAAATATGGAACCCAATCCCACAGAAGTAAGTCCCTGGTACTTGCGTAATATCACTCAGGCCCTGGCCCTGGACGAAACCACAGGCAACGTTTATGTAAGAACAAACACCAGCATTGACATAGGCAATGCCAACATCAGTATTGGCAATGTGGGAATCAACAGTTTCGGCAATATTCCCATTACAGGAAACACCCTGCCTGTAACTGTGTCAGGCGGCAATGTAAATGCAGCAGTCACTGGTACCGTGGCTGTGAGTGCCATAACTGGCAATCTGGCAGGTATAACTGGCAATGTCACGGTGGTGGACGGTGGTGGCAGCATCACAGTTGATGGCACAGTGGGCGTTTCGGGCACAGTGAATGCCAATATTACCGGTGGCAATGTAAATGCAGCAGTCACCGGTACTGTGGCTGTTAGTGCCATATCCAGCAATGTCACTGTGGTAGATGGTGGTGGCAGCCTGACTGTGGACGGTACTGTGGGCATCTCAGGCAATGTAAACATTGGTACCATGCCCAATGTGAACGCCAGCATATCTGGCGGCAATGTCAATGTCAACGCATTCAATGATGGACTGGTGGATGCTTTCGGTCGCCTGCGAGTGAGCAACCCAGTCACACTGTTTGATACCCAGGCCCGATACTACGACCACAAACAATACAGTACATCAGCCACAGGCAACGCCAGTGTGACCTATGAAAGTGACAGCAGTTCTTTTAGATGTAATGTGGGCACAGCTTCGGGCGACAGTGTGCTCAGAGAAACAGTAAAAACATTCCCCTATCAACCGGGCAAGAGCCTGCTGGTCTATCAATCATTCTGTTTCAATGCTCTCAAAGCCAATCTCAGACAACGTGTGGGTTACTTTGGCGCACAGAATGGCATATTCTTTGAGGCCAATGGCACCACCCTGAACATGGTTATTCGCAGTTACAGTTCAGGGGGCATTGTGGAAGACCGTATTCCACAGAGCCAGTGGAACACCAACAGCATGAGCAACAGTGTGGGCACCAATCCCTGCGGCATAACACTGAATCCTGCGCTGGTGAACATCTGGTTCTGTGACATTGAGTGGCTGGGTGTGGGTACTGTTCGTGTGGGATTCATCATCAACGGTCAGTACATAACCTGCCATACATTCCATCATGCCAATACTGCCAGCACTGGTACAGCAGACAACACGACCACATACATGACCACGGCTACGCTGCCCCTGCGTCTGGAAATAACCAATACCGGAGCCACAGCTTCCGCAAGCATGTTGCGTCAGATTTGTTCCAGTGTGATCAGTGAAGGTGGATTCCAACTATCAGGATCGGGTAATCCACGAGCAGCATCACACCTCATAGGTGCTCCTGTCAGATTGCCCAATGACTCTAGTTTCAAACCAGTAATGTCAATACGCTTGAAAAGCACCAACCTAGATGCAGTGGTAATACCCATAAACTACTCATTGGTTCCGGTGTCTCAATCGGTATTTCAATATCGTGTATACAAAAAAGCTATTACCACTGGTGGCTCCTGGGTAAGTTCAGCCGCAGACAGCAGCGTGGAATACAACTTGACTCCCACTGCCCTGGTCAGTGGTGATATTGCTGAACAAACTTTCATTAACTCAAGCAATCAGAGTGCCAGTGCTCCCACACAGGAATCGTTTACATTTACCTATCAACTGGAACGGGAGCCCTTTACTGGCGTAGCTTACGAATATGTGATCATGATGGCCACTCTGGGCACCAATCAGGATGTTTACGCCAGTGTGGAATGGCAAGAAATTTCATAAATACTGGTCTATGGATATCCTGGAATTACTCAAGACTATACAGCAAGAATGGGCACTGCTGGTGTTCTTCTTCACGCTGGGTGGCTGCTGGTGGCAGGGTAAAGCCTGGTTTGACCGGGTAAATCGTACCTTGGATCGGGTGAACAGTCAGCATAATGCGCAAAATAACATGCTGGAAACCATCAGTCATCAGACAACCCGACTCACTGACAAAGTTGATGCACTGGAAGTCAAAGTAGACGAAATTCACGACAAAGTTCACGAGCAAGAAATCAAACTGGCTGTACTGGAAAGCAGTAGAAGAACTCGCGCTGCCGCCAAATAATACGATAAATACTCATAGACTTACCACCTATGAGAGCCCATCAATTCCTTCTTGAGTATCGCCGCGACCTGACGGCCCAGGCTCTGGGCAACCGCCTGATCAGGGCGCTGGCCAGCAGCCGCACCCCAGACCTGCCAGATCAGCTGGTGGGGGCACAAACTCTGGCGGGCATGGCTCTATACCCCGATGCATACTTCAAGAAGCGTATCAGAATGGATGTGCTGGGACAATTGGTCACCATTGATCCGGCCACAGTCCAGGCTCAGTTACAACAGCTTCAGCCCCGAATTGTGGCCACACTGCTAGAAATAATAGAAAGTCATGATCACAGCAGCAACAAACAATATGTACCCTGGCTGGCACGTAGCTGGGCCAATGCACTGGGTAAAACCCGACTTGAGGATCTGAATCGTAACAATTTACTGGCACTGTTTGATGAAGCCAAAAGACGCAGACTATTGCGGCCCGAACATACCGATGTAAATCGTTTTCAGACCTGGCAGGATTTTGAGAATGTCATGCTGGATGATTATGATTTACCCACAAAACTATTCCGGCCCGAAGCCGGGGACGCTCGTGGACAAGCAAGAAAGGTTTACAGTGACAGTACAGTTCGCGTGATACATCCACTGGATGAACAGGCTGCATGCTACTACGGACGTGGCACTCGTTGGTGCACTGCAGCCACCCAATCTGACAATTATTTTGATGAATATAATTCAGATGGACCCATGTATATATTTTTGCCCCAACAGCCTCAGTATCCGGGAGAAAAATATCAAATTTCCTTTGCCCGCAGCATGTACATGAATGAGCGAGATGAAGAAATCGTGCCCATGGAATTGTTCCAACGATTTCCCGGTGCACTGGAATGGTTCAAGAAAAATGTTCCAGAAATAAATTACTTAATCATGTTTGCCGATGATGAGTTAATAACCGGCATCTGGAACAAAATCATAGACGCAGCACAAGAACTGGCGTTGGATCAAATCACCGAATGGGAGCAGGAGGATGATGGCTACTGGGAATATCAAATAGATTTTGCTGAACAACGCGGATATGTGACAGCCGATGGAGACATTGACTGGGACCGTCTGCAAAGTGATCCCAAGTTTCAGGACTACCTGGAATACAATGATGATGTAAGAAAAATATATCAAGAATTACAAAACATGCGTAATATTTCAGCCAATGAATTAAAGCAAATGGCCGAACACTATGCCGCAGAGGAAGGTGAAGATTTGCAAATTCCCGGACTGGAAAATTTGTTCATTCAAATCAATCACCAAAATAAAGATCCATTTGAAATAAATGATGATATTGCCCGTAATTTCAAAATTGTACCCAAGCATCAAATACCTCGTGATGAAAAACGGGGCAAATTGGTAAAAGAATTCCAGCCTTATGCTGAAGTGGGTGATTATGCCATTGGCTGGATGAGATACAAAAAATAAATATTACAACCAAGTGAAACAAATATGACCACAAGAATAACCGGCACCAACATCACTGATGGCAGCATCGTGGGTAGCGACATTGCTGCCAACACCATCACCACCAGCAATCTGAACAGTTCAGTAATCAGTCAGTTGAACACTGCGCCCACAATTACTCAAATACAGATCACCAACAGCAGTTATACAGTACTGGACGACACGGCGGTGGCCAGTACCGGTGGGTACATAAAAATAACCGGCACCAACTTCACTGCTGGATCACAAGTGGTCATAGGCAGTGTCGCAGCCACCAGCGTGGGCTTTGTGAGCAGTACGGTGTTGAATGTGCAGGTGCCAGCACAGGCCGCCGGCACATATATTGTGTATGTGACCACTAACACTGGTAGTGTAGCCATTCTGGTGAATGGCTTGACCTATAGCGGAACTCCCACATGGGTCACCGGCAGTACTTTAGCCTCAGGTGTAGTAGATACAGCCATCAGCATACAATTGAGCGCCACAGGTGACGCACCAGTAACTTATGCACTGCAGGCCGGCAGTAGTTTGCCAGCAGGTCTGACACTGACCAGCGGTGGTTTGTTGAGCGGTACTATAACTGGCATCACTGTACAAACAACCTATAACTTTACCATTGAAGCCATAGATGCTGAAGCACAGGAAAGTCCCCGGGCTTTCAGTATTACCATAGCTGTAAATGATGAATACTTTGCATATGTCACCAGCCTTTTAAGTGCTGCTGGCCCAGCCAGCACCTTCGTCACAGATGCTAGTGCCAATGCATTTGCTGTGACTGTAAATGGTGACGCCCGACCCAACAATTTTAATCCCTTTCAGGGCACAGATTACAGTGTGTTCTTTGATGGCACTGGTGATTACATAGACATAGCCGCCAGTGCAGCACAGGATCTGGGCACCAGCGATTTCACATATGAATGTTTCTGGTACACAACAACCTTGAGTTCGCGGCAGGCTGTATTCTGTGCGGCTCAGGATTACTGGTTTGGCATTGATTATCAGGCTGATGGCAAGGGTCTGGGACTCTGGGCCAGTGCCTCAGGATCCAGCTGGAACATCATAAATTCTGACGGTGGTGGCAACGGTATCACTAGTGTCAATCCGGTGCTGGGAACCTGGAATCACATAGCAGTGTCACGCACTGGAGGCTCATGGGCCATGTGGTTGAACGGCACACGCATCTTGAACCTGTCTGGTCTCACTGCCAGCGTGGCCAGCAAGACCGCTGTGGCCAAACGCATAGGTACCTGGGCAGAAGCATATGGTTTTCCTATAAACGGTTACATCAGCAACGCCCGACTGGTGATCGGAAGCCTGATTTACAATCCAGCCTCCAGCACCATCACTGTGCCCACCAGTGCTCTGACTGCTGTGTCAAACACTGTGATATTGACCTGTCAGAGCAGCAGATTCCGTGACAACAGCACCAACAATTTTGCCATCACCAGAAATGGTGACGCCCGAATAGCTGGTTTCCCACCATTCACGGCCAGTAGCAGTTATGCCACCTACGGCAGCGGATATTTTGATGGCACTGGTGATTACTTGAGTCTGGCATATAATGCAGCTTTTAATTTAGGTACCGGGTCGTTCACATGGGAGTCATGGATATATCCCACAAATATATCTGGCATTGACGGCATTTATGCAACAACAGGCGGCTCAGGTGCCAATCCCAAATTTGTCATACATTTAAATGCAGGAACTCCCAGTATTCACTACAATGGGTTAACTGGTGGTTCTGATATATATACAACTGCAACATCAGCGGTACCCTTGAATGCATGGACTCACTTGGCTTTTGTAAGAAACAGCACAACGTGGACATGGTATATTAACGGCACAGCAGCAGGTACTGGAAGTAACAGCACAGACATTACATTTACCAGTCAACCCACATATGTTGGTTACGGGGGCGAAGCATATTTCACGGAATTTAACGGGTATATTTCAAATACCAGATTGGTTAAGGGTACTGCTGTGTATACCTCAAGCTTCACGCCCAGCACCACACCACTCACAGCCATTGCAAATACTAGCTTATTGACACTACAAGCTAACCAGCCCAACAACAACAGCATGTTCTTGGACGACAGCGGCAACAACCTGTTGTTGACCCGCAATGGTAACGCCACACAGGGCAGTTTCAACCCCTATACTGGCGGTTATTCAATGTATACCAATGGCAGCAATAGCTATGGCTATTATGCTTACAACAGCAACCGAGCATTGGGCACTGGTGATTTCAGTGTGGAGTGTTGGGTATATGTTGTTAGCCAGCCGGTGAGTTATACTCGTATCTGGGGTCATCAGGGCTCATGGGGCCAACCAGGCAATATTGGCCTGGAACTAGCCTTTGACACTGTTGATAGTCAAATGATATTTCTCATAGCCGGCAATAGTCAGACATATTATTCTGCCTCAGTAAGCACAACTGCCAGTGACTGGAAAAATCGTTGGATTCACGTTTTGGTGACCAGACAAAGCGGTACACTCAGAGCATTTCTAAATGGTGTGCTGAAATCTGCCACTGCAGGTGCCACCACAAATATCAATGGCGGATTGAGTACGGCCTTTGGTACACAAGCAAACCTGACTCCTGACTATACTGAACAGTACATCAGCAACTTTCGTATGTGTGTGGGCAGTGTGCCCACCAGTTATCAAACATCTAGCACAACCCCCGGGACCACTGTATTCGCTACACCCACATCACCCTTGACTCCCACCAGTCAGGGTGCCACAAATGTGCGTTTACTGGCATTCCAGAACAGCAGTTATATTGACAACAGCCCCCTGAACTCTACTCTGTTAACAGCCAACACTCCACTATTACAAAGATTCAGTCCCTTTTCTCCTCAAACGCCATACACCGCCACCAGTTACAGTGTTAGTTTTGATGGTTCGGGAGATTACATAGATGTTGTAAATTCATCCACATGCTCAAATTTTGGCACTGGAGATTTTACAGTTGAGGGATGGTTTTACTTTGCATCTGTGGCGCAGTCTATATTAGTAGACTTTAGAACCGGTCCCAGTGATGTGGCTGGAAGTATTTACAATAGTGGCACGAGCATAGCCTGGTATGTGCTGGGTGCCGACAGAATCATTGGTGGCACATTGCAGACTGGTCAATGGTATCACATTGCGTTGTCAAGGTCCGGCACCAGCACCAAACTATTCCTGAATGGCACACAAGTGGGCAGTACCTATACAGATACCAACAATTATGTGGGTAATACCAATAGACCACGTTGGGGGCACCTGGGGGATGGCACTGGAACCTTACCTTTTACTGGCCTCATGAGTAATCTCAGAATAGTCAAGGGCACCGCAGTTTATACTGCCAACTTCACTCCACCCAGTGCACCACTCACAGCCATTGCCAACACCAGTTTGTTGACATGCCAAAATTCAACTATAATTGACAACAGCGTCAATAACTTCACCATAACTGCCAGTGGTAACGCTACACCCAAAATAACCAATCCATTCGGGTATACCAGCGCGACTCCTGCCGCCTACGCACCCTCCACATATAGTGGTAGTGCCTATTTTGACGGCAACGGTGATTCAGTAAGTCTGGCAAGTAACACATTGCTGAACTGGGGTACCAGCAACTTTACCATTGAGTTCTGGGCCTATGATGATGGTTCCAGTGTCAATTATCCTGGCATTTTGAGCACAGTCACAGGCTGGAGCGCAGGCAGTATCAGCATTCGCTACAATAATACCGGTCTGGCCGGGAAGTTCAGTGTACACTGGAACCCAGCCGGTGATCCCTTCATGGCCAGTGCCAGCACTTTCCCCAGTCGTGCCTGGCACCATGTGGCCCTGACACGCTCAGGCAACACATTCACTATGTATGTGAACGGCACAGTGCAGGCCACTGGCACCAGCAGCAACAACTGGGACCTGAGTTATGGCGGCACTAGCATAGGCTACAGTGTCTGGGACGGTGCTCAAGGATACTACAAAGGCTACGTCAGTGATTTGCGCCTGATTCGCGGTCAAGTGTTGTACACTGGACCATTTGTACCGCCCACAGCACCTTTGACGGCAACCGCCAACACGGTGATGTTGAACAACATGACTGGTGCTGGCATTTATGACAGTGCCATGGCCGGCAATTATGAATCCTTTGGCAATAGCAGTATTAGCACTAGTATAAAAAAATACGGCAATACCAGCATGTCGTTTGATGGCTCAGGAGATTATCTGGCAAATCCCAATAATTTCACTCTGGATTTTAATGCGGGTGCCTTTACAGTAGAGGCCTGGGTGTATTTAAACAACACATCAAGCACAAAAGCCATCGTGTGGGGTAGAGGCAATAATTCATTTGGATTGCGCATAGGTCAAGGCTATCTGGGAAATGTCAATGGCTTGAACATTGTCAGAGTGGGTGTGGCGGATTTGGAATATTGTGCGTTTACATTTGCCACAAACACCTGGTATCACGTTGCCGTGGTCAGAAGTGGCACCACAATTTACTTCTTTGTAAACGGAGTACAACAGACTACCCTAGGCAGTGGGGCTGGCTCATATAACTATGCCAATACAACAACCGGGTTTTATGTTGGCTGCAATGAAAACAATCTTGAGCAATTTGCTGGTTATATAGACGATTTGAGAGTTACTACTGGCGTTGCCCGTTATACCAGCAATTTTACACCTCCCGCAGGGCCATTCATACAGTTCTAAACGCTAGTAACCAGCATAAATACAGATATTATTTGAGTATGTCTGCTTATGCCAACCTATATTGACACCACCAACCTGAGCCCTGCAACCATCAGTACCTTGCAGGGCCCCATTATCACGCAAATACAGATCACAACCAGTGCCTACGTGGTCAAAGATGACACTGCGGTCAGCACCACGGGCGGTTATATCAAGATTACTGGGGCCAATTTCACTGCTGGAACTCAGGTGGTCATAGGAACGGTGGCCGCCACCAGTGTGACTTATGTAAACGCCACCACTCTGAATGTGCAGGTGCCGGCTCAGGCTGCGGGAACCTATGTGGTGTATGTGACCACCAACACCGGCAGCGTGGCCATCCTGGTGAACGGCCTGACTTACAGTGGCGATCCGGTCTGGGTAACTGGCAGCACTCTCACTGCTGGACAGATAGACACGCCCATCAGCATACAACTGAGCGCCACAGGCGATGCACCGGTGACTTATGTGCTACAGGCTGGCAGCAGTTTGCCACCTGGCGTTACTCTCTCCAGTGGTGGCCTGTTGAGTGGCACAGTGACCGGTATTAGCAGTGAAACTGTGTACAATTTTACCATTGAAGCCATTGACGGTCAAGCACAGGAAAGTCCCAGAACATTTAGCATTACTATTACAGCTAATGATCAGTATTTTGAATACGTCACCAGTTTGTTGAGTGCAGCCACACCCACCAGTACGTTTGTCACAGACGCCAGCACCAATGGTTTTGCGGTGACAGTAAATGGTGACACCCGACCCAGTAACTTTGGTCCTTATACGCCTGGGTATTATAGTGCTTATTTTGATGGCACGGGTGATTATCTGACTGCTGGCAGTTCTGTTTCATTGAGCAGTGATTTCACAGTTGAGGGCTGGGTATACGGAGTAAGTTACGGTTCAAATGGATTTTACCTTTATGGATTGGGTAACGATATTAATTCTAGTGGAGCAACATTCTTTATTTCAACCTCAGGGTATTTGAGAATTTTCACAAACAACGCAAATCTATTATCAGGAACAAGTGCTACCCTTACATTGAACACCTGGAATCATGTTGCATTTGTGCGAAGTTCAGGTACTGTGCGAGCATATCTCAATGGGGTTCAGGTGGATTCTGCCTCATGGTCAGGAACCATAACTGGGCTAAGTCACATCAATGCTGAATTGAATGGTTCGCCAACTGCCACAACTTATGTGGGCGGAGCCTGCTATATCAGCAATCACCGGGTGGTCACTTCAGCGGTGTACACCTCAGCATTCACTCCACCCACCGCACCATTGACAGCCATAGCCAACACTAGTTTACTAACTTGCCAGAGTAACCGTTTTATTGATAATAGTACCAACAACTTCACAATATCTAGATTCGGTGACACCTTGATATCAGGATTTGATCCATTCCTACCCAGCAGTAGTTACGTTGGATATGGCAGTGGATATTTTGATGGCACTGGGGATAGTTTGTCGTTGTCAAATGTGGCAGCACTGCAACCAGGTTCAGGAGATTTCACAATAGAGTGCTGGATTAATACCGCTTATGCCAGCACTACTACAACAGCATCGTTACTATCAGAATACAATACAGTTAGTGGCTCAGGTGAATGGATTTTAGGTGTACGCTCAAATGTAATTTATGTCTGGTTGGGCAATACCAGTTATGCTGCTGCCACAGCCGTGAATAATCAGGCCTGGAATCACATTGCCTGGGTTAGAAGTGGATCGGGAGCCAACAACAACAAAATTTACGTGAATGGAGTTCAAGATTTACAATTTACTGACACCACAAACTTGACTGGCAACGGTGTGGCGCTGACGTTAGGAGCAGGTGTGTATGGGGGCAACTATACTGGTTACATAAGCAATGCACGATTAGTAAAAGGCACAGCGGTTTATACCTCAGCATTTACCCCACCCACAACGCCGCTGACAGCTATTGCCAACACCAGCCTACTAACACTACAAAACAACCAGCCCAACAACAATTCAATGTTCTTGGATGCCAGTACCAACAACTTTAACATCACTAGAAATGGCAACACCACACAGGGCACATTTAGCCCCTATGGTGGTGGCTGGAGTGCGTATTTTGATGGCGACGGGGATAATCTTATACTTGCTCCCAATGCTGGTTTTAGTTTTGGCACTGGCGATTTTACTGTGGAATTTTGGGTCTATTATCCACCATACTCAAACGTGGACGGAAAAATGGTATTAGATTCTAGACCTGGATCAACCAATGGACCTTATTGGGTTTTTGGAGCAAACGGTTCAGGTATAATGACGTTTACTACAATGACCAGTGGTGGAGTGACAATTTCTGACACCGTAGCTCGTACTAATCAATGGGTGCATTATGCGGCCACAAGATCGGGTACATCATTGCGGTTATTTGCCAATGGCACTCAAGTTGCTTCTGCTACAAATTCTGACAATATATCATCTAGTGATTTGCGTATAGGCACGAATGCATATGCAGGCTCAGCTCCAACTACTCAATGGGTTGGGTATATCAGTAATGTACGAGTCGTCAAAGGCACCGCAGTTTACACAAGTAATTTTACACCCAGCACGACACCTTTAACTCCCATAGCCAACACACAATTATTGACCTGTGCCGACAACAGATTCATAGACGACAGTCCAAACAACTTTGCTATTACCCGCAATGGTAATACTAGTATTCAACGCTTCAACCCATTCAATCCTGTCACGACCACACCCACAAGTTATAGTGGTTATTTTGATGGCAGTGCAGCGTTTCTAAGTCTTGCTGATAATACTGCCTTCAATTTTGGAACTGGGGATGCAACTGTTGAGTTTTGGTTTAATTCTCCTGGTACCTCAAATAATTACCCAGGCATTATTAGTTCCGTAGACTACAATACATCTGGATCTGCCAGTATTCGGTTTGATAATACTGGCTACAAAGGCAAGGTGTTTATGTATATTAACGGCGGAGGTGACCCCGTTATCGCAAGCACATCTACAATTTCTTACAACACTTGGACGCATGTTGCAATCACAAGGTCCGGTACATCGTTGAAGATGTATATCAATGGAACACTTGATACAACTGTTACAATCAGCGTATCTTTGGGTTGGTATCTTAGTTATGGCGGGATGAGAATTGGTCGCGGCTTTGATGTAGACGGTGCTAGTGCTTATTTTCCGGGATATGTGTCTAATGTAAGACTTGTTAAAGGATCGGTTGTTTATACAGCTAACTTTACTCCAAGCACCACTCCGCTAACAGCTATTGCCAATACCAGCCTATTAACCTGTCAATCGGCAACCTTTATAGATAATAGCGCCAACAACTTTACAATTACAGCCAATGGTGCTGCTGCACCCCGCCAGTTTAACCCCTTTGGTTGGACCAGTACTACTGGCAGTTCAGCAGCATATACACCTGCCTTGTATGGTGGATCGGGTTATTTTGATGGCACTGGGGATTATTTAAGTCTAACACAAAGTGCATTAGCTGTGAAGGCGGGCAATTTCACTATTGAATGTTGGACTTATATTACAGGATCTGTAAGTAATTGTGGTATTTGGCAGTTGGGCTCAACTCTTTTCCCTGCATCACAGGACGGTCTGGCTGTTGCAGCAGTAAGCAGTGCCTGGCAAATTTACTTCGCAGGATCAAATACCAGTGGAGGTACCGCTGCATTGAATACCTGGTACCATTTGGCACTGGTTCGTTCAGGAACAAATCTCAGACTTTATGTAAACGGAATCAGTGTGATTTCAGTCACTGACAGCACAAATTACACCGGAACAGCCTTGTCCATCGGTGGATATTATACCACAAGTTATCTTATGACTGGGTACGTGAGCGATATGCGTATAACTGCAGGAGTTGCACGTTACACCAGTAACTTCCAGCCACCCATTGCACCGCTCACTGCCCTACCTAACACAGTATTACTAAACAACATGACCGGTGCTGGCATCTATGACAGCAGCATGATTGCCAATTATGAAACTGTGGGCAATGCCGGCATTAACACTGCCTTAAAGAAATACGGCAACACTAGTATGTATTTTGATGGCACTGGAGATTATGTGTTTGCTCCTTCTAGTGCCACCACAAGGCTCGCCGGTGATTTTACAATTGAACTTTGGGCCTATCGTGCTGCATCTGGTAACTACAGGGCGTTTACTATCGGGGACTCAGTTGGCACTAGTGGCATTGAAATTTATGTGTCTGGTGCAAACTGGGTAGTTTACAGTAACAGTGCAACCAGAATTACAGGTGCAAGTGCCACAAGAGAAGTTTGGACACATCTGGCTCTGGTTCGTTCGGGTTCAACAGTAACTCTGTATGTAAACGGTACAGCTTCGGGCAGCACATGGTCATCGTCGGCTACTTTCAGTGGTGCAGTTTATGTTGGTGCAGAGTTTTTCAATGGTGGAGTTACTTCAGATACCAATGGATACATTGATGACTTCAGAATCACCAATGGTATAGCTCGTTATACTACGACCTTTACACCACCTACATCACCCTACATCAGATTCTGACGCCATGAACTTCCAAGAAATCACAGAGAACTCCAGTGATCGCATCTATCAGATACTGGACCAGCATGGCTATACTCTGCTGGGCTCGGGTGCAGATGCCAGCGTCTGGACCAAGAGTGAAGCAGAAGTGATCAAGATCATCCTACCCGAAGATCCAGACACACTGGCGCAGGCCATGCACACATTCTATCGCTTCTATGAATTCTGTCAGGCACACCCTGAATACGAAAATCTACCCAGATTTGTGGACATAGGCGGTGCTCATCATAAGATATTCACGCTGGAGGGGCAAGATTATGTCATGATCGGACAGGAGCGGCTGGAGCCCATACCGCGTGGCAGCTTCGCAGAGGCCATGGTCTGGATCATGAGCAGTCAGGCGCCCACTGGGCAACGCTGGGAGCAATTGCGACCCAAGCTAAAACATCCGGAATTCTGGGCACATTTCACTGATGGCATGGATGTGCAAGAGATAGTGCACTATGTGGGCAACTGGACACGTAAAGATGCTGCCAAGTGGGCTGTGCTGTACACACTCATGGCACTGCTGTACCACACGGGACGCATCAATCATCTGGACTGGGACCTGCACACAGAAAATGCCATGATGCGTGACGGTCACATGATTGTGATCACGGATCCCTGGTTCAACACCCGCACTTGACGGGTATATTCAGGGCAGTTACGCAACAAATAAATACAACATATCAAGGAGCAATCATGGGAATAACAATATCAGGTGGAATGAGCTTTTCAGGTGGACTCACGGTGATCAGTCCCCCCACCGGCGCCACAGGCAGCAGCTGGATAGCATATTTGGCGGATTCAGGAAATACCAATCTTCTTTTGGATAAGATGGTAGTGGATGCATCAGGAAATATCTATACCACTGGCAAGTCTCAGAGCGGTTCACTGTGCGTGATGCTCAAGCACAACACAGAGGGAGTGCTACAGTGGCAACGACAATTTACAGGTATCAGTGAAATAAATGGCCCGGCCATATCAAACGGAGATCCGGCTTTTGTGGGTTATAACTACAATAATGTTGCTGATATAGCTCTGGGATTAATGAACTCTGCAGGTACCATGCAGTGGTCTCGTAATTTGACTAGTGCTAACTATGAAATCGCAGCTAACCGCGGCTGTGCCACAGACAGCTCCGGCAACATTTTTATATTGGGTGCGGCAGCCAGTTCAGGATTCAGCGACTACAACATGCTTGTGGCCAAATACAATAGTTCAGGGGTCATTCAGTGGCAACGTTCGCTGGGTCAAGTTTCTCCCAGTAACAGTGAATACCCCAACTGGTGTGCAGTTGATAGCTCAGGTGCATTTTTAATTGGGGGCAGTGCTCGTATCAGTGCTTTTGATGCGAGTTTGGGATTTTTAGCCAAGATAGACTCTGCAGGTAACCTGCTCTGGCAACGCTATCTAGGCACGTCTTACGGTGGTGGGTTTCGCGGTATAAATGTAGACAGCTCTGGTAATGTTTACACAGTATCACAAACCAGTCAAACAGCCACAGTGGCCAAATGGAACAGTAGTGGTACGTTGCAATGGCAGCGATACATGACCAATAATATCACCATTGATGGTCAAGCTGTGACGGCGGACAGTGCAGGAAATGTGTATTTCACTGGTTATACTACTTTGACTGGCTACAGTCCCATTTACACAGTGGTGGTCAAGTGGAACAGCAGCGGTACCTTGCAATGGCAGCGATATATAGGTATCACTGGCACAACACAATTTACCGGAGCGGATATTGCAGTAGACACGGTGGGCAATTATTATGTACTAAACCAGTACTATCCCAACAACTATCCCACTAGTGCCACAAAAAGTTTGATAACCAAGTTGCCCACAGATGGCACTCGTACTGGCACCTATTCCGTGGGTGGTATAAATGTGACTTACGGTTCCATAGGATTTACAGAAGGGCCAGGAAGTTTGAGTTCAGGTGCTCCTTCTTTCCCCTTTACCACCAGTTCTTACACTGACTCCGCCGGCAATCTCTCAGTATCCACAAGCAATACAACCTCAACCACCACCACAATAGCCTCATCATAAAGGAACAACAAAATGCCAATCTCAATCACAGGTGGATTAACATTTTCAGGCGGTGGCATGACACTGGCTGGCAACAACCCAGACCCTATTATACCAGGTCAACAAGCATATACTACCCCAGGAACTTACAGCTGGACCGCGCCAGCCACAGTGACCAGCGTTTGCGTGGTTTGCGTGGGTGGCGGTGGCGGTGGAGCCCGAGATGATGGGGGCGGCGGCACTGGTGGCGGAGGTGGTGGGCTTGGTTGGAAAAACAACATCTCAGTTACTCCCGGACAGAGCTATACTGTGGTGGTGGGTGCAGGAGGTACAGCACCCACCGGTTATAGTAGCGGCAACGGAGGCGCTGGGGGCGATAGTTACTTTATAAGTTTGGCTACTGTTGCTGGATATGGTGGAGCTGGTGGCAAGAGGAACGGTGATACTTCATTGGGCGGTACATATACTGGAGACGGAGGAGGCAATGGCGGTGATTCTGATTTCTGGTGCAGCGGCGCCGGCGCAGCCGGATACTCCGGAAAAGGAGGCAATGGTGTTGGATATGGTTCTAGCACAAAAAATGGCAATGCTGGCAGTGGTGGTGGTGGAGGTTCTGGTGGATATGGAGATGGCGTAGGTCGCGGTGCCGGTGGTGGTGGTGTGGGTATACTAGGACAAGGAGCCAACGGTGCTGGCGGTGCTGGTAGCGGGGGCAGCAGTTCCGGTGGCGGTGGAGGCTCAGGTGGTACAGCTGGTAATAACTCAGGTGGTAGTGCACCCAGCGGTACTCCCCCCACTGGTGGTTCTTATGGAGGAGGAGGCGGTACCGGATACTATAGTTTGGCTGGACCAGGAGGCGGTGGCGCAGTCAGAATAATCTGGGGCACAGGTCGTGCATTCCCTAGTACTAACACAGGTAATGTATAAGGAACAAACATGGGAATAACAATCACAGGAGGATTGAGTTTTTCAGGTGGTGGTATATCATATGTTCCTCCGCCACCACCTTCAGTTTCTATTTCATATTTGATGGTTGCAGGTGGGGGTGCAGGGTCCCGGATTGATTCAGCACCAGGAGGCGGAGCTGGTGGTGTACTGTCTGGCACCACTTCGGCTCTGACTGCAGTAACATATACCATATCCATAGGTGGGGGCGGCACTGCCAGTTGGTCCAGCGGTACTGCTGGTGCCAATACCACTGCATTTTCGCTCACTGCAGTGGGTGGGGGCGGCACGTATGGTGGCAACGGTGGTTCCGGGGGTGGTGGATATTACCAGGGAAATGCATTCTTCCCCACCACAGCTCCAGGCACAGGAACTGCAGGACCTCCCAGACAAGGCTATAATGGAGGCTATCACTACGGCAGCGGAGGTAACGGTACTTCTGGTGGAGGCGGTGGTGGAGCCGGAGCTGCTGGTGGTGATGCTGGATTCAAGCAAGGAGGTGCAGGCGGCACCGGCGTTGTCAATCCCATTGCAGGGAGCACTATAGGACAACTCAGTGGTGGCAGTTATTATGTTGGCGGTGGTGGCGGTGGTGCCGCTTACGGTTCTAGTCCAGCAGGCGGCGCGGCCGGCTTGGGAGGCGGTGGGCGTGGTGCGGCCAGTTTTTCCTATGATGCCACTGCAGGAACTGTGAACACTGGAGGGGGTGGTGGAGGTGGCAGTGGAAGCGGAACCATTGGTAATGGTGGATCTGGCGTAGTGATAATAAGATATTCAGATGCATTTGCGGCTGCAACAACCACTGGAAGCCCTGCAGTAACAGTATCCGGAGGTTTCAGAACTTATACATTTACTGGTTCAGGTTCAATAACATTCTGACGGATTTAATCATAAATACTATACTATGAAATTTGAGCAGATCATCCCCGAACAGAAACTAGACGAAGTGCGCATGGCACCCAGCAATCTGGACCAGTTCATACGCAGTCCCGAAGCACAGGGCATCAAGGTGGGCTTTGAAGCCGAACTTATATTTCCGGGCAAAGCCACCAGTGGTTACGACTATGAGAGTGATCCTGAGCCTGATTACAGTGAAGATCGTAGAGCCAGAGACATAGATGATATCATTGATTTCTTTGACGATGGGGAGTACAACAGCAGCCGTGACCTACGAGAATTGCGCGAAACTCTGGAAGAAAGCTACTTGGAATGGTTCTTAGAACAGTTTGACGAGCACTGGAGTGAAGTAATGGAAACGGCCGTGGAGGAATGGATCGAGGCCAATGACTGGGACTGGGACGAAAAGATTCGCGACCATCTGACTGAAATGGATCTGTCTGATGAGCAGATTGATCAGGCCCTGGCGGCTGGCAGTCGTGCCAGCAGTATTACCAGTAGCCGCGAGGAGGCCAATGCTCGCAAGAACAATGAAGCTTATGCTCATTATGCTGAAGCCCGTGATGCTGCTGCTGAAGAATTGCGTGAATATGTGCAAGGATCAATTGAAAGCCAGGATCGTAACTATGAAAATGCCCGTGAAGAAGCCGAAGAAGAATTCCGCAGCAATGGTGAAGCCATGGAAGGCGACTGGCTACTCAACGAGGGCTTGCGCTACATGAGTGACATTAATGCCAACTATACCATCAGCTGGCCCTATTACGAATACTCTCAACGGGCTGGTGGGGAATTCAATGAGGATAGTGCTCACGAACTGGCAATAGGTCTCAAGCGTAGTGTGCCTGATCTGCGAGAGGAAAACGAAGAATACGATCCCATCGTGCGGGTGGGCGGTGGCTACCATAGCGTGAATCGCAGTTATGTTCGCAATCCCAACCTCTGGATCATTGAATCCGACGGCAGCCTGAGTGCCGATGACGATGATGACATGCCGGCTGAAATTGTCAGTCCCCCAATTCCCATAGCACAGTTTGACAATGTGATCAAAGACTTCTGGGCCTGGGCACAAAGTGAAGATGCTTACAGCAATGAAAGCACTGGATTCCATGTGGGTGTAAGCCTGCCCTACGACAATGTGGACTACATGAAACTGGCCCTGTTCCTGGGTGATGAATATGTGCTGGAAACATTTGACCGTCTGGGCAATACATATACTGAAAGCGCACTGAAAAAGATTCGCCGTGACATGAAACCCATAGACTATCCCAATGCTGTAAACTTGATGCGAGCCAACTTGATTGAACTGGCCAGCAAGACCATACGCAGCAATCGCAGCCATGGTAAGTACACCAGTATCAACCCCAAGGATGGATATGTAGAGTTCCGTAGCATGGGCGGAGAAAACTACTTCAAAGAATTACCACAGGTCATCAACACCATCAAGCGTTATGCCTACGCCATGTACATTGCTAGCAATCCACATGTGGAGCGTAAGGAATACGCCAAGAAATTGTACAAACTGGTGGGCCGTGTGGCCCCTGAGTCACAAGATATCGTACAGATGTTTGTGAAGTACAGTACTGGTGAAATAGCCAAGAGCGAACTGTTTGGTACAGCCAAGGCACGCCAGCAGGCTCGCCAGGCACAGAAACAGACTGGAACTGGTGGTAAGGCTTACTGGCAAGTCAGTGTGCCCAGCCGCAGTCACATGAACATAGAAGTGGTGGCCGGTAGTGAAGCTGAAGCCATCAGCCGCGCCAAGAATTCAGAAAGTGCCTGGGCCAATCTGCCCGACAACCTGTTTGTGGCCAAACCCATCCGGCCCTATCAGGAGCCAGCACAACCAGCACAGCCGGCCTTCGCACAGCCCACTGGTGGAGAGTTCAGCGGCCAGTGGCGTATTGTGAACAGCAGCGGAGATACTGTGCACACATTTGGCGGCATAGGCAACAGTCAGAGTGATGCCAACAGACATGCTCTGCGTTGGTTACACAGCAGTGGCATGATTGGTCGCAACAATGACGAATACAATGTTATACCAATCATGCGATAATGGCACCAAAAACCGTTGCGTTTGTTGCTGAAATCTGACATAATAACACCATGAGCCCGCGAAACCAGGATGATGTGAGTTATGAGGTCATAACTCAGGAGGATCCCGAAACTGGAGACCTAATCGTGCCCATTCCACAAGAACTGCTGGACAAAATGGGCTGGCGTGAGGGTGACCAAATAGAGTGGAAAGTTGACACACTGGGTCGCTGGGTCTTGAGTAAAGTAATATGACCAACAATACCCTGTCTGTTGATGATGGCATAACCATTGACTTGAGTGGTATAGACTCCAGCACCATAAACTACCCCAGTAGCAGCATTTACACAGTAAGCGGACCCGCATCTGGCTCCTTGAGCTGGAGCAGCATGAATGATACCATAACTCTGGGAAATTATAGCCAGAATGAGTTGCATGTGCAGGGCAATGCCCGAGTCACTGGTGATCTCACTGTGGCTGGTATCAGTGTGGGCGAAACGCTCAAGCGTATTGAAGAACGCCTGAACATCCTGCGCCCCAATCCTGAACTGGAATCACGCTGGTCAGAACTCCGGGCACTGGGCGAACAATACCGTGCTCTGGAAGCCGAGTTGCTGGAAAAAGAGCACATGTGGGCCCAGCTTACTAAATAACTTGACAAAAATATCTTATACATGATATACTGGCAGCATTATCGTCAAACTATGTACCTTCTAACATGACAATGCATCTGTTGCCGCCCATGTACAGCACTACTGGTCGCCGTAAGGGCAAGGTAAAATATCGCTCGGCTGAAGCCAAGCGCCAAGCAGAACAACTGGAACGTGACTGGCAGGCTCTTAAGGGCCGCCATGGCGTCACGGATACTCCACGAAAACGATCCACACCAGCAGTGACCCTGCCTACAACTGCAAGGTCCCCCATCCGCACCAATGATGTTGTGCCCAGTCTCAAAAGCTGGGACACTGGCGCGGTCACAGTCAAGCAAAGCCAGCAATACACTGGCACCAAGATTTTAGGTATTGGCACCATGCACAAGAGCAATGCAGTGCCCATTTTTAGTGATGAGGAGGCTCACGATATCGCACGTATGCGACGGTAATTATTATGGCAAAAGAAGAAGCAATCAGACTAGAAGGCAGAGTGGTGGATGTTCTACCCAATGCCATGTTCCGCGTAAAACTACCTAGCGAACAGGTGGTAACTGGGCATATCAGCGGCCGCATGCGTCAGCATGAAATCAGAATTCTACTGGGGGATCTAGTAGAGCTGGAATTCAGTCCCTATGACCTGACCAAGGGCCGTATTGTCAAACGCAAATAATGGCCCTCTACGATGCAGGTCATTTCATAGGATTCGTACCCGGTGCACAAAAGTTGCCCTTTTTGGGCAGTGACTCAGAATGTCTGTTTGAAAAAAACCGGCTGCAGCAGCCCGCTGGTTGGCCCTATCACACACTGGCCATAGACTATGACCTAAATACCCATGGGCATAGATGCCAGCCCATAGAAAATCTGGACTTAGACAATTACATATTGTTTGTGGGCTGCAGCCTGACTATGGGTATAGGTGTTCGCCTTGAACATAGCTATCCGTACCTGGTGGCACAAGAATTGGGCATGAGCTACTACAACCTGGCAGTGGGTGGTACTGGTGATGATGTGCTAGCTTATAATACCACAATGTGGAGGACCAAGATCCAGCAGCCCCCACGACTAGTGATAATTCAATGGTCATCGCGGGGGCGCCTGGTCTGCCACGACGGGCCAGAAAACTGGGCTAACCATGGTTCCTGGAGTAATAGCAGGGACTATATCACTGGGCAACATTACCTGGATAAACTGGGCTATTTTCGTGCCCGCAGAACGCTGTTAAAACGGCAACTGGTTTCACTATACTCTTGCCCTGTGATGCAATTTGCCCCCGTAACTGGAGCCAGCACGATGATGACACGATCCTGCCTGCCCCAGTAGATTTAGCGCGTGACCTAATGCACATGGGCGTGCAGAGTCATGTAGCTATTGCCCAGCAAATGGTCCAGTCGGTTCGTGATAAATACTGGCATGCGTGAATTACTGACTTTGCTAGAACAAAAAAGCAGTTCTGGCGACCTAGAAATTGTGAATTTAGCCTATGGTGAAAACCAATTGGCGCCAGTAATCAGTGGAGCCAGCATGCGCTACCACTATGGTAAATTGGCCCATGGCTATGCCGAGCGTTTCAATAAAAAGGAAGGTGACCGTACCTTCAACTATGCGGGGGCATGGTTACACAATGTGTATTTCACACAGTTTCGCCAACCCAGGCAGAACAACAAGCCCAACGGCCCTGTGGGAAACCTTATCAAGCAAAAATACAAGACCTGGGATGACTTCAAGGAAGAGTTCAAATCTGAAGCCATGAAGCTACAGGGTTCAGGCTGGATATATCTGGCTCGTGACGGCAGCATAAAAACCATCCACAACCACCAGGTGCGTAATGATATATTGGTATTGGTTGACATGTGGGAACATGCCTACAACCTAGATTACGGCACAGATAAAAAACGCTATCTGGACAACATCTGGCGAGTCTTTGACTGGAATGTGATCAACAGTCGCTGGGGTCAAGCATACAAATGAAAATCCAGGAATTGTTTGAGGGTATCAATCCAGATATTCTAAAGTCCGGGTACAGGCGAGAAAAGACCATCAATACTACCAAAGGCACCATTCGCCTTGTTGCCCAGCAACTAGGGCGCAGTGCAGTATATCCCGAACTGACCATAAATGCGTACAATGCACAGGGTGAAAAGATAGCCTACACCCGATTCACAATAAGAAACCTGGAAAAATGGAAAATATTCCTGGGCAATCGTAAGCGTCCCGAACAAGCACACCTGATAGCAGGAAATGTTTCAGTCTGGAGAGATTATCAAAAGCTGGGTATTGCCCGTGAGATGTACCGTTTTGCCAATCAACTGGGTAATGACATAGAACCCAGCCCCGTTCAAACAGATCAGGGCAAAGCCATGTGGCGCAGTTTCCGAAAACAAGATTTTTTATCATGATCACACTTACACAATCAGCACAAGCCAAAATCGCAGATATCCTAGCCGAAGAAAACAATCCGGCCATTAAGCTCAGATGCTTTGTACAGGGCGGCGGCTGTAGCGGTTTCAGCTATGGATTCACCCTGGATGACACTTTGAACGAAGATGACTTCCAGGTGGAATTCCCTGGTGGCAGCGTACTAGTAGACAGTATCAGTGCACAATACTTGCAAGGTGCCGAAATAAACTATAAAGAAGAACTGCTGGGCAGCAGTTTTGTCATAAACAATCCCAACGCCACCACAACTTGCGGATGCGGAAGTAGCTTTGCGGTATAGCCTGTGAACTCTGTTCAGTGATAAATACTGAATAGAGGAACCACACATGGCTATTTCCGGACAAGCAAACATCAATATTGCCAATACACCCAACCAGCCCCTGGGCAGTGACAGTCTTTTCACTGCCTTTAATACCGTTCAAAATAACTTTACCACACTGTTCCAGGCCAGTAGCCCCATCACCAGCCTCACTGCTGGGCCCGGTATCACAGTCAGCAACAGTACCATCGCCAGCTATCAAATAATTAACACTGGTGTCACCAGTCTGATAGCCGGTAACAATATCACTATAACCAGTACCACCGGTACCCCCAGTTCCAATGGTGCTCTGATCATCAGTGCTACTGGTGGTAACGGTGGTGGAGGTGGAGTTACCAGCGTGGGTGTTGTAAGTAATACCCTGAGTGTGACCAACACTCCTATTATCAGCACAGGTAACATTCGTGTGGAATTGGCTAACATTGCTAACTTGACCGCGGGCACCTATCGCAATCCCAACCTGGCAGTAGACAGCACAGGACGCATCATCAGCATAGCCAACGGTGGCACCACTGGCGTCACCAGTGTGGGCTTGACTGCTGGTGCTGGTATTAGTGTCAGCGGCAGTCCTGTTAATGGTAACAGTGGCAATGGTGCGGGATCAGGCAACATCACTGTCACGAACACTGGCGTCACTAGCCTGATCGCAGGTACTGGTATAATTCTGAGTGGCAGCAACGGTGCAGTGACCATCAGCAGTACAGGCGGTGGGGGTGGAGGGACCGGCACTGTAACTAGTGTGAGTGTGGCCAGCAACACTTTGACTGTCAGTGGCAGTCCTATAGTTAGTGCTGGAACCATCACAGTGGACCTACCCAGTAGCATAAGCGTTGCTAACGTCACTGCCAGTAACGCCAACTTGGGTAATATACTCAGCGCCAATGTGGTGGTCAGCACCACAGATGCCACACCCATGATTGTGAGTGTGTCCAGTAATTCAGGGTTTAGTGTGCAGCACAGACGATCACGTGGTACTGTGGGATCACCACTACCTGTGGTCACTGGTGACTTGCTCATGGCATTCCGTGCCAGAGGTTACAGCAACTTTAATACCTATCAGTTGGCCGGCCAGATCAATATTGCAGCCAACGGAGCTCCTGCTGATAGCACCAGCTTGGTACCCAGTGATGTGTTCATAAATGCCACCAGTACCAGCAATCGTGTGAGCAGCTTCAAATTAACAAATAACGGCAACTCCTTCTTTCCAGGTACCATAGCAGCCACCGTTCTGGCCAATACTGCGCCCATCACCACTGAAGTGGCTGCACGTGCGCGGGGTGCCAACATAGACAGTCCTGCCAATATAGAAACTGGTGATTATTTGTACCGCCTGACTGCACTGGGATACACCAGTAACGGACAGAGCAATGTAAACAACATCACTGGGTATGCTTATGCTGGGGGCATAGAGGTTGTGGCGGC